TTTTCTATTAAATTGTTATAATACTCTCTACATTCTTCTACTCGTTGTTTAATCTTCTCGATTATTTCTTCGTCTTTTGCTATTTTAAAGACTTTTACACGCTTTTCTTTCGGGATATGGTCAAAGTTATGTTTCTTTTGCACAAAATCTCTTACATCCAAACTTTCGTCTATTAGGTTTTGTTTCCAATGTTCTCTCCTTACTTCGTCTTCTACTATCTGAAAAGGTGTATTTACAAGGCAGTAACAAAGTAATGCTTCCGTTTTGCCTGTTAACCATAAATATCCCTGCAGCTGAAAATAGTAATCCTTGTTTGGAATATCATCTTCAAAGAACGGGAAGGTTGTAGCATCCCAAGAAGTTTTCACGTCCAAAAGTATTTCATTCGTGTTTACATCGGGTGTTCCAGTTATCCATTCGTTTGTTATGTTTTCATCGTTTTTGTAAATAAAGCCTAAATCTAAAACATCGTTAACGAGTTCAATGGCTTCGTTTTCGCATTCGTTACCTTTATCCGTGTATCTACTCCAAAATTCCTTAAGGATTCCGTATTTATGTTCAATTGCAAGTTCCTGAACTTATTTTGTTTCTACTTTTGTAATTGTAAATATCTTCAATCAATGTTTTATATTGTTCACGATTAGCACAATCAACTAATGCTGTTGGTTGTAATCTTAGTTTATGCATAAATTCATTAAAATCAAAGTTTTTATTTTGAAATAATACAATCATTGTTCCAACAAAAGCTGAACGATTATAACCAACGTAATAAGATTTAATCATTCGTATTTTATTAACCCAATCTTGTGCTAAATTAAAATCCTTTCCTTTCCACGTTCCTTCTTGAAAAACTTCAACCATATTATAATTTTTATAATTATCTTGTCTTATTTTCTGATTAATATCAGACGAAGAAGAACCTGAAATGTTAGAACATAATGCTATACAATCATTAAAAGAATAATCATCATTTTTTTCAACAAAGTTTTTAAGTTTAATATAAGATTCAATTCCCATATTTGCATAACCTTCCATAAAATCTTTTTTAGTCCAATTCTTTTGGTTAAGATTAAGCGTATGAACTTCATTAAGTGAATATCCGTCTACGATAATATAGTAAACAAATGATTCAGCTTCTTTGGCTGCCATTAAACGATGTTGTCCGTCAATTACTTCCATTCGTTCATTAACTAAAATTGGATTACACTTCATTCCATAAACACGAATTGAATCAGATAATCGCCTTACGTGTTGAATATTTGGAATCCTGTTTCCGTCAATTTGTTTAAACATTGACAAATTGTTTGTTTGTTTACTTCTTTTGCTTGTTGCACGTGGTTACTATTGTTCGCCATTGGTGCTGCTGTTGTATTAAACATATATTTATTTATATTGGTTACTGATTAATTAATAACAATGATTTCTTTTGTACTTCGTTTAAATCGAACTTCGCTTGTAGTTCTTCAGCGGTAAATTCACCTGCTCTAATTGCTTCAATAGCTTTTAAAAAGCGTTCGCCTTCAATCTTAGGTTTCTTTTCCGTGTTTACGGGTTTCGTGTTATCCTTTGAATCGGGGTCTGATTCCGTTTCGTCAATTAAGAACAAACCATTCAATGCGTATTTACGTGCGTAACTTGAAGCCGTGCCAGTACATTGCTCACTTGACATTCCTTTGTGTTCACCAAGTTCTGCAAAGCCGTTTACTGATAAGCAATCGTTGTCTAAACTAATTGTTGCACTTGCTTTTAAAAATAGTTTGTTTCCTACTTGAACAATATCGTCAGTAAGTCTTAAAACTGCTCCGTATTTTTGTAGCAATGGTTTTACTGATTCTAAGATTTGTTCAGCACTACGATATTTGTAATTACCAAACTTGTTTAAACTACCTTTTGGACATTTTAATTCTGCCTGAATTTTACTAAGTGATTCCATAATTAATTATTTAATTGTTAAACGTGTACAAATATAACTATTCTTTTTAATATAACAACAAAGAATTTAAAATTTATGGTAAATTTCTTTTGCTTTTAAATATGCGTTTTGTGCTTCTTGTTCAGTATTGAATAAACCTAAATGAATTGCTTTTTTATTTATTCTAATTTGAGCAGCATATTTTTGATGTTTTTTATGCCAATGATAACCTTTTGCTTTTGTTCTATTCCAATGATTTTGTTGGTGAGTTACTGAACGTAAATTGCAAATTCTATTATCATATCTTATTCCATTAATATGGTCAATTTCTTCAACACATTGTTTATTTACATAATACCAAGCAAATTGATGACCACGTATATTATATGGTTTTTTATTTAATCTTAATTGAAACCTTATATAACCATTATCTCTATTTGTTATTGGTTGTTTTTTAAATCGATTATATATCAATCCAGTTTCAGTGTCGTAGGTGTAACCCCGTTCAATTGCTAATTCGCATTTTTCTTCTGGTGTCATAATTTTAGTTTAAAATCCATAACGAATTACATCTTCATATTCAGCTAAACTCATTTGGTCAATATGGTCTGCTGCTATTTCTCCAGTTAATTCAAATCGTGTTTTTCTAATTTCACGTTCTTTGGCTTCTGCGTTTTCAATGTTGCGTAAAATCATTTTTAACGTGTTTCGTAAATGGTTCTCATCCATTAAATCTACGTCAATCTTTTGACCTGTTTTAGTAGTCCAATAATACTTTCTCATAATTTTAGTTTTAATTGTTTCTCAAAATTAACTATTCTTTTTAATATAACTCTATTTCTTTAATCTTTTTTTTGTAAATAGCTATTATTTCTTTTAGTTCGTCTTTTGTAAACTTTCGTGTTACCCTTGCTTTTGCTTCAAGTTGGCTAAATCGTTCCGCTCCTATCTTCATTAAAAGATTAGTTCTATATTCAATTAAGTTACCTGATAGATAACTATTACATTTTTCACATTGAACGTGAACATTATCTTCATCAAAACGAACGTTCCAATGGTTGTTAGCATTCCAAAAATGCCCTGCGTTAATTTTTTTAGGAACTTGTTTACACGAAATACATAATTCGTTTTTATCTCGCAATCTGATAAACTTGTTAAAAATAATTTGCGTAGCTTTAATTAACTCTTGAACTGTCTCCAGTTCTTCTTTAATTTTTTGTTTCTTCTTTTTCCAATTTTTAATCGTAGCTTCTTGAACCCAAGCATCAACACACATTTTATTAAAACAATATTTTTGATTAAACCGAGCAGGTTCAAATTTCTCTTTGCAGTTTTTACAACGTGGCATCTTTAATTTTTAATTGAATTTCTAAATCCTTTACTTTAAACTTTTCTTCCATTAATAGCTTTTCAAGTCGAAAGTTTTGCTGAAGCGCTGTTCTTAGTTCCTTTTCTATTGCATCGTAACTTATTTTAACTTGTTGTAAGTCTGCTAAACTACGTTCCATTGAATCTATTAAATCGGTTCTTGTTCCGTGTTTTTCTTTTATTTCTTCAAGGCTTAGTTTAATCTTTAAATAAGTAGTATCTAAGTTAACTTTGCCTGTTATAATAGTTAATTCGTCCATTTATTCGTGTTTTTGCTTAGTTTAATATTCAAAAAGGAACGTCCTTATTCATCTTTTCGCTAAACGAAAGTAATTCTTTTCCATTTACTATATCGGGTTCAATTAAAGGAAGTTTAGTTGGAAATTGGTTACTAATTACATTGCGTTGTTCCGTTGCGTAATATTTCGTGTAATTGTTGTTTTCAGCATCTTGAAAATAGTAAGTCAATCTATCTTTGTCAAAGTACATTTTAATGCTACCTACTTCGCCTATTGAACGGGGTTTAATTTTGTTAAAATAAATTATTACTTCGTTGCTTAAAATATCTTCTCGGTGAACAGTTATCATTGATTTGCCTGAGTTAAACCATTCCGAACCACCTTTTAAATCGTATGGACTTGGAGCAGGTCGTTTTCCGTTTTCCTTTTCCGTTAACTTAGGGTGAATAATCGTGTGTAAATGCAAGTTGTTTTCTTCTGCAATATGATTTCTTAATGGTAAAATGTATTCCAAATATTGAGCATATCCTCCGTGTTTTTCATAATCGTGGCTCATATCCTTCCAACTATCAATAGAAGCTGTGTGTAATCCTTCATCAGTTTTGCTTAATTTAATAGCCCATTCCCAAAAATCCTTAGGACTTAATTTTCCTTTCGTGTCGCTACGTGTAACTATATGAAAGTGTCGCATAACCCATTCCATAGCGTGTGTTATTTCAATATCCGTAATTACGTTTTCTGCATTTGGATTAAAACTTTTACCCGTCTTTTTGTGAATTAAATCCGCT